TTATTTATTTATTAATTTAGATATGCTTTACCAAAAAATAAGGTTGGTAATCCTTTTGATGAAAAATTTATTTTTAAAGAGTTTAATCCTAAGTAAGTTACCTCTCCTATAACTACATTTTGCTCATTATCTACAACGGTCACAGAGGGAAATTTGTTTAAATCATGATTTATCAACCATTCTGATGATGATGAGTTTTGATTATGAGTATAAGTAAAATTCCTGTCTATTGCCACATTAATATCTGGGACAAAAACAATCTTTCCGTTTAAATCGGTTTTTAATACATGATTAGATATTGGACTCTCAGTACAAGTATAAGGAAAAACTCCTTGAAGACTAAAAAATTCTGGTTTATTAGCACTTATTACTGAAGTTATATTTAGAGTGTTTTCCGTTTGCTCTACTTGAAAAGATAACTCTTGCAATGCAAATTGAGTTGCTGTTGCTATATCACTCGCTGTGTCATTTATTTCAATGAAAACGGGCACTACTACCCCTAAATCAATACTTTCTGATTCAAGAGTTCCTGCAATTCTATAAATAACACGATACACATTTTCATTATTAGAAGAATATAAAAGCCAATATTTGTTATTTAAAGACCCCTCAACATCATCAATAAAAGTAATATTTATATTTAATAAGTATGGGGATGGAGTCCATTTTAAGAGCCCCGCACTATCTTTGGTTAAAATTGAATTTTTGCGAGCTAAATCAAAATCCTTTGGATTGTGGATTTGGTCATTAGGTAAGTCTGCATGAAAATTAGTCGCCATATATTAATATATTATTATTCCCCCTCTCTTAGATACTCCTCCTAAATTATCATTTATATAATCAGGGTACACATCACAATTATTTTCAATAAAAAGCCTCATACTTCTAAGGTATGTTTCAGATTTCTTTAAAGTTTCTTCTCTTAAAAAACTTAATTTTCTTTGACTGACAGGTAAAGCAAATTCTGCAACAAGCTCAACTACCCCCTGAGAAGTAGTATTATATGTCATGTCTGGTAAAACTTCAAATTTAACACAAAAAGCTAAATAATTTTTTAAATAACTATTTATAAGTTTGCAATTAGGCCTTTCAAAGGTTATAGGAGATGCCGCAAGTGTACTTGTAGCAGCCCCACTAATAGTGAAAGAAGTTACAAAACCCCCAAAGTAAAATACCTCCTCAACCTTGCATAATGCTGGATAAAACCCATTATTTATTGAGCCTGCAGCATTACTCGGGATGTCAGGGCCAGTAACAAAATCGCCTACAGCTATATTGCTATTGGCCGCACAAGTAATAAGATTACTATTAATAGTAACTCCACAAGATACTGCTGGGAATACGCAAGCTACTGGAGTATTGACTGTGCTTAAAAGAGACTCGTATAACTTCACTCCTATATTAGGCTTTATATGATTAAGCTCTGCTATCTCAATAAAACTTGGTTTTATTAAGTAAGTATCAGTATTCCTGTTTGTGAACGCTGTATTAATTACCTCCGTCGCTGTTATTAGTGGCATCTTTAGTTATGTTTTTTTCTTGTAACAATTTATCCATTTGCTCATCTGTTAATTTAGGGAGGCTAAATATCTGTCTCCCCTCAGCTATAGTTATATACTCCGTAGGAGTTATTGCCCCAAGCATGGTTACTGGAGGTTTGTTGACTATAGTTAAATCATCTGAGTTATATCCTTGTCTTTTTAAGATTTTCTTTAATTCCCTCAATATCATTTTTTGAGGTTCTTTAATAACTGTTGACATAACAATGTCATATACAGTTAATATTTGCTGATTATTTCCTAATGCTCCAGCAACTTGAATACCAGATAAGCCTGGATTCCATCTGTGAGCAGAAATTATATTGTCGTTTGTTAAACTTTGTAATTCCATGAAAGAACCGTCACTTGTATCTGGAATTAATTGAATATTTGATGCTGGCTCTTCACCACTTTTAGCAATGAAAAGTATTTTAGAATTATTATATTCCCCAGTTAATTTTTGTTTGGCTTCATCTATAAATGTCTGAGCCTCATCTTCGGACATATCTACCCCAAGCTCAATAATTGCTGAAGGCATAAATCCGTTTTTAAAACGGGTTAAGTTGTATTTCCCTATTTGATTCGCTATCTTAATATGGTCTAACGCTGCAACATAATCAGGTAATCCATAAAAATAATAAGTACTCTCGTAATCAGCAAAATGAATTATAGACCTATAAACAGAGCCATCCTTTTGAGAATTTGGGTAAATATCAATATATTTAAGCTTATCCTCATGACTTAAAACATTTTGCCAGTCTGGATGTAAAAGTATTTGTTTTTTATCTTTATGAATCCTAGCGGTAGTAGTGTCTTGATGGTATAAATTGATATAGCCAGCCCCAACAACAACCTCAAGATAAGCATTGCCATGACTCCAATAGTCAGCAATAACCTTTCTCATTACAGTATCAAGGCTCTCTCCGTTAGCATTAACATCTTCTATATATTCGGATAGCTTTTCATCTAAACTAGAAAAACCTTCGCCTAAAGTAAAGGTGGTTTTAGTATTTAAAATAGCCCTATGAGTAGAGGCACTTCTGGATAAATCACTTAACTGCTGAGGGAAAAGATTATCTTCTCCAAAAGGAATCCATGAATGTCTTAATCTGTCAAGCTTTTTTGTCTCCGAAGGAACTTCTACTGATGTGTCTTTAGAAAACCCGTAAGCAAGTATTTTATTCCCCTTGTTCGGTGTCTGGGGTTGAGATACTATCTGTTGATTGCTCTTTGATTTCTTCTGGGTCGCTTGCTTTGGTTTTTGTAAATTCATTTATTTTTATTTTCTTTGATTTTATCTCCTGAGCTTTCTTTTGTACGGCAATATCCGAAACTAAAGAAATATAAGGCCTTCCCATGGAATAAAGCTTATCTAAAAATTTCTCACTCATTGGTAGTTTTGGGGTAATACTTATTGTTTGTTTTTTCCCAGCCCCAGAAGTGACTTCTAAATTATCCACACCATTCTCATCAAACCACTTATTATTTATTAAATATTTCATATTGGTTATTTTTATTTTACAAAGATAATAGAATTAAAGGGGATGTCAAGCATCCCCCTTAATTTTATTAAAAACAAATTTAAGCTATTGTCCAGCCAGCAGTATAACTTGCCCCAGCGGTCATAGTAGCTGTAGCAGTATTTAACTCTCTTGGATATTCAGCTTGTACCCCAGCCAACTTAATAGCTGTTCCATTTGCATCTTGTAGCGCAACCCCTGTAGATTGCTCTCCCGAAGCAAATTCTAAGTAAGCTTTATTTTCAAATACCTTGTCATATCCTAATACAAAGAAATATGTTTCTGGTATTAAAGAGTCACAGTCGTCAGCAAAAGACTCTACAATAGCAAATATCCCGCAAGATTCAGTAAGCTCACTTAGCCTAGCATTAATCTCTTCGGTGATTTTTGGTATGTAAAATTCTAATTCTACATTTACCAAAGTAGAACCATTTTCCCTAGTAGCGTTAGCCGTAAATCCAGCAGTACCTCTTTCAAAGTCAAACTGATAAAGACTTGCCCCTATAGTTGGGAAAGTAGCTATATTGTGAGGAATAGCAAATGTAACTCCAGCAAAATTAACTTTATCTTGTTCCACTAACCAAATATTTTTTATCCCCCCTCTTCTATTTCTATCACAACATAATACATTGTGTCCTTGCGTTAAAGCCATAATTTTTTATTTTTTAAAGTTATTAATTTATTTATTAAGAGCAGCAAGTAACCGCAAGTGCATTATCTTTCAAAGCAACACCTAAAGAGTAGTTCATTCTAAATCTATTCTCTTTACAGTCTCTATTATACCACATGTCTACCTCTTGAACCTGCCAGTCAGTCCCAACAGCAACAGCACTTTTAGCTAAAATCATAGCAGCTTTAGTTTTTGTTACACCACTTGGGCCATTAGAAGATAAGGTTGCTCCATATTGAGCAATATTAACATCCCAATCAGGTTTAACAATCATTTCTACTCCATTATATCTTAAAGCGTTAATCCCTCCTTGTAAGTCAGCGTAAGCTGCTGTGTGAGTACCTGCCGCTTGTAAAGCACTTTTGTAAGCGTCTGCAAAAGCTCTTGAAACGAACATAACCTGCTCAGAAGCAGCTAATTCATTAGTTCTTGCTGCCATCATATTTGCTAAGTCAGTTAAAACAACCCCTGTTTCTGTAACTTGTTGTGCTGCTGGAATATTATTTACAGCCTCCCAAATGCCATTACATAAATCTTGAGTTCCATATCCACTAGCTGTTTGTCCCCACCATAATATAGTAGAAAAATCTCTCATAATACCATCCATAAGAAGTTTAGAAATCATTTCCATTAACATAGTTCCTGTTAAATCATTTCTTGAAATTCCTTGTCTCATTAATTGAGATTTAATGTGATTAAATAAAGCGTGCCCTTGTTGAGCATGTTCTACTTCTAATCTACATAAGGTTAAAGTAACATTACTATTTGTTGATTGAGTGCCATCAGCCTCAAAACAAGCCGTTCCCATTGCTTTAGTAACATCTTTTAATGCAGAGTATTTATCTAGTTTTATACTTGAACCCGAGATGTCAGTCATAACATCAAAATGAGTTAAGTCATTGTTAGAAACAAAAAGAGGTTGTAAGAAGTATTTTGCTGCATCCTCTTGACTCCAAGTTAATGAAGTCGTTATCATATTTGCCATTTTTTTATTTTTTTATTTTAATTAATTAATTTTGATGCTATTTCATCCCAAGCAGAAATTGCTTTTGCAGTTTTAATTGGGTGTGGGTCTTTTTCTGGAGCTACCTCCGTTGCAGTCCCCTCATACTTAGCTAGTTTTTCTTCTAATGATTTCACTTCGTCAGACAAAGCGAGAACAGTAGATTCTTTTTCTCCTAAAAAAGCCGTTAAATCAGCAACTTCATTATTAGCCCCTTTTATAAGTAAGTCTAATTCGTTGATTTTTTCAGCAATTTCTGTGTTATCTAAAATGCTTTCAGTTTTAACCCCCTCCACTTCTTTAGAAGCAAAAAGATTACCAATGAAAGATTTTAAATCTTCAAATTGTTTTTCCATTTTCGTATTATTTTTGTTATTATTAAATAAATCAACTACAAGATGTTTATTCCTGTAGTCAAGCTTAGTTACATCAAATTTAGCTGCCAATAATATAGGCTTCTCTACTCTGTCAATAAACCCAGATTCAAGGGCTTCTTCTGCTGTAAACCAAGTTTCGTCATCCATCCAACCCTGGATTTCAGACTCTTCTCTTCCTGTTTTGCTTGCATAAATACTTAAAAGTCTTTGACCCATTTTATCCATAAGGTCAGCAGCCTTTCTCATATCTTTTGCACTTCCTGTTTCGCCTCCCCAGACATTATGTATCATAAAAAGACTATTTTCACTCATTGTTATCTCATCAGCACCTAAAGCTATAATAGAAGCTATAGAAGCAGCAAGACCCTCAATTTGTGCAGTTACCTTTTGGGGCATCCTTTTAATTGCATCATGTATAGAGAGCCCATCAATAACAGAGCCTCCAGGAGAATTAATCCTTAATAGGACATTATTAGTGGATATTTTCTTTACCTCCTCTATAAAAGACTTGGAGTCCACGCCCCAAGACCCTATCTCATCATAAATAAAAACTTCAGTTGAGGTTTCGGATAGGTTTTTAACATTATACCAATTCATAAATACAATTATATAGATATATATTCTTTGATTGAGGAAGCTTTTGGCTCAGAAATGGCAATTATTGGAATTTTATAAAAAAACATGCTAAAAAATTTGGTAGTCTCATTTTTTTTTCATTACATTGTATATATAAACATTAAAAAAATAATAATTATGGGATTAAACAAAGAGTTGTTCAACTCAATTAGAGAGAGGGAATTATCAGAAGAAAGCGTTTTAGATAAACTTTGCAGAGAAATGCAAGAAGTGGCTGGATTGGAACACAGAGAGACTGTGAAACAAATTATAGAAGGATTAAAACCAAAAGAAAATGGAACAGGAAAGTAAAAAAGATATATTAAGGAGATTGTTTCTTAAAAACAATTTAATGCAAGAGGATGTATTCAAACATGCTCACTACACTTTAATCACTCGCCAAGGTATAGATAAAATCATGGCAAATAGTGGAATAAGTATTAATTATGAGTTAGTTAATCTTTCTGATGACCATTCTCATTGCTTAATAAAAGCTTATGGGAGTATGGGAGATAAGACTATTGAAACATTTGGAGAGGCAAGTCCTAAAAATAATAAAAATGCCTATACTATTGCTATGGCTGAAAAAAGAGCTAAAAGTAGAGTGGTTCTTATGCTTAGTGGTCTGTATGAGTTAGGAATTTTTGGAGAAGAAGAGTCTGATGACTTCAAAAGATGATAGTTGGATTGATAATTTACTGGATGACCAGTGTAGCTCGTTTCAGGTTGGTATTATTGAACAATTATTAACGACATCAGGTGCTGCTATTAAATATAAAGATATAAACTTAAATAAATTAACTTATGACGAAGCAGAAATCATTATCAGACAACTTAGAGAAGATGATAGACCAAGAGACCCTAGAGAACAATTTTACAGGATGTTTGGGAAAGGGGGAGGAATCTTATGAAGTGAATAAAAAGCTAAAAGCTATGCGTAATTTTTATATACAACCCACTAATGATGAGTATATACCAATAGAAAATTACATAGATTTTTATGAACAGACTCCCCACTACCTTTGGTCTCAAATTCCAGTTCATTATTTTAGAGATGGAAAATGGGATGCGTTGGGATTGATTGGGGAAAAGATACATAATTTTAATTTAGAGTCTAAAACTTTAGGGCTTTATTTTAATGATTGTATAGAAATCAGTATAACTAAAGCTATTGATGGGGAAGACCCTATCTTTGCTCATATTACTGATTATAAGGAAAGGTTTATAAAATACCTTTACTATATAAAAGAAAATTGTGAAGAAGATAAATTTAAAACAGCTTATGCGAAATCAAGAAAAATTATTACAGGAAGATATTGCTAGTGGGAGAATAGGGTTTTTATTCTCAACTATTGAATCAGTCTTAGGAGTTAGCGAGGCTCAAATAAGAAGTAAGTCAAGATTAAGGGAAATTGCTTTTGCTAGAAATATAATGGGTTATATTGTTAATATAAAACTAGGACACTCAGTAGTTTCTACTGGAAAAATAGTAAACAGAGACCATTCTACAATTAGCCATTACAGTAACACTCTAATGGCAAACCTTAGATTTGAAGAGTTTAGAGAAAAATATGATGCTGTTTATCATGAATTTTTTTCTAACTGTGCTAATGGGAGCAAAAGGGATTATCAATTCAGGCTAGAATCTATACAAAAAAGAATAGATAGGCTAGAGTATACAAAAGAACAATTATTAAGAGATTATTACCAAAGGTGACTGAAACAACCATAATCGTTTCAAAAATTAAAAACAAATT